GGGTTTAGATGGCAGAAGACAACAGTCAAAACGAGTTTACAGAACCCACAGAATCAGACAAAGAATTAGTCTCTTTCGTGGTTGACCATTGCGATAGATGGCGTGACTACCGAGATAGCAACTACCTAGACGCTTGGACAGAATACGAGCGCATCTTCCGTGGAGAATGGGCAGAACAAGACGCTACACGGGAATCTGAGAGAAGTCGCCTCATCACCCCAGGCACTCAACAAGCCGTGGAAACCCGCCACGCTGAAATCATGGAAGCCATCTTTGGTCAAGGCGAGTTCTTTGACATCAAAGACGATATTCAAGACTTAGACGGCAACCCACTAGATGTTGGCAAACTGCGTGAGCAACTCATGGAGGATTTTGCCAAGGACAAAGTAAGAAAATCTATCGACCAAGCGGTTTTGATGGGAGAAATCTATGGCATTGGCATAGGTGAAATCATTGTCAAGACTGAAAAAGAGTATTACCCCGCCACTCAGCCCATTATGGGGATGCCAACCCAAGCGGCAATCGGAGTCATGGAAAAAGACCGCATTTCTGTGCGGATCAACCCAATCAACCCCAAGAACTTCTTGTTTGACCCCAATGGAACAAGCGTAGAAGACTGTATGGGCGTGGCAGTAGAGAAGTTTGTCTCTATCCACAAGATTGTCCAAGGCATAGAGGCAGGTGTATACAGGAAAGTAGACATCAATACCGATCCTGAAGATGCCGACTTAGAGCCAACCCAAGAATCCACCCAATATAAGGATCAAAAAGTCCGTTTGTTGACTTACTATGGACTTGTCCCAAGGGAATACCTAGAAAACACAGAAGAACAGAAGGATATTGTTGAACTTTTCCCCGAAAACTCTGTGGCAGAGGAATACACAGACCTAGTTGAAGCAATTGTGGTCATTGCCAACGAGTCATTGCTCCTAAAGGCAGAGCCAAATCCCTACATGATGAAGGATCGTCCTATCATCACCTTCCAAGCCGATACTGTGCCAAACAGGATTGTGGGAAGAGGAACAGTAGAGAAAGCCTACAATATGCAAAAGGCAACGGATGCCCAAATCCGTAGTCATTTGGACTCCCTAGCCCTGACAACTAGCCCCATGATTGCAATGGATGCGACTAGATTGCCAAGGGGTGCTAAGTTTGAAGTCAAGCCTGGCAAAGCCATCCTCACCAATGGCGCACCTACCGAGATTTTGATGCCTTTCAAGTTCGGCACTACCGACCAAGGCAACATTGCTACCGCCACTTCCTTCCAAACCATGCTCTTACAGGCTACTGGAACGCTAGATTCTCAAGGATTAGTCTCTGCCGTAGCCCGTGATGGTGGTCAAGGCGGTATGTCTATGGCGATTGCTTCAATTATCAAGAAGTACAAGCGCACTTTGGTGAACTTCCAAGAAGATTTCTTGATGCCATTCATTAAGAAGGCGGCTTTCCGCTATATGCAGTTCGATCCAGAGCGTTACCCTTCTGTGGACATGAACTTTGTACCAACGGCAAGCCTTGGAATCATTGCCCGTGAGTACGAACAACAACAGTTTGTGGGACTTTTACAGACGCTAGGGCCTAACACCCCTGTCATGCCTCTGATTCTCAAGGGAATTATTGGCAATAGTTCGTTTACCAATAGGTATGAACTGATGGATGCCTTGGACAAGATGAGCCAACCTGATCCACAAGCCCAACAATTGCAACAAGCCCAACAACAATTGGCATTGCAAGCGGCACAGGCGCAGATTGCGGTTCAGACTACCCAAGCGGAACAGAATAGGGCAGAAGCGACTAAGACAATGATGGAAGCGCAACTGATGCCAGAGGAAATCAAGGCAAAAGTGCTTGCTTCTACGACTGTTAACTTGCCAAACCAAGGCGATCTAGCGTCTAAAGAGTTTGATAAAAGGGTTAAGATTGCTGAATTGATGCTCAAAGAAGCGGATATTAAGAACAAATCTAAGATTGTCGAAATGCAGATGCACGACAAGAAAAACAAGGTAGAAAACGACTTTTTGGACAGGTTGTCTAAGGAACTCTCTTAATGGACATTTCCGATATTGAGAAAAAACTAGGCATTGAGGGGATGTCTGCCGAGGAACAGATGGCAATGGTCGTTGCCTTGCAGAAGTCTGCCCAAGAAAAGACTCAAAAAGCCAGAGATGAAACCATTGGTAAGAGTGCTGAACTCGTTATCCAAGGTTTAAAGAAGATCAAATCGGACATTGAGAGTCGGTTTTCTGAACTAAATGATACATTCCAAGCCAAAGTCTCAAGCCTACAAAATGGAAAGGATGGGCGTGATGGCAAAGACGGAAAAGACGGACTTGACGGAAAACAAGGTCTACAAGGAAGTCATGGAAAAGATGGTCGAGATGGGCGCAATGGCGTGGATGGGGCTGATGGTATTAGTGTCACCTCTGCTCGTATCGATTTTGATGGTAGCCTTATTATTGGGTTGTCTAGTGGTCGTGAACTCAATGTTGGTGAAGTTGTTGCTCCTGATCTTGCGGAACGAATCAAAGTTATTACCAATGGCGGTGGTACTTCTCAGTCTGTACTTGATACTTTAGCCTCCTTACAAACACAGATAAATAACCTGATTCCTAGCCAAACAGGAAACTCAGGAAAGTTTTTAACAACTAATGGAACAACTACTTCTTGGGCATCTATTGGTGCAGGTGGGTTAAGTTATCAAGGAACGTGGAACGCATCTACCAATACGCCAACCCTAGCATCTAGCACAGGGACAAACGGGTATTACTATATCGTTGCCACGGCTGGCTCTACAAACTTGAATGGAATAACTGATTGGCAAATAGGCGATTGGTTGATATTTAATGGAACTGTTTGGCAAAAGATTGACCAATCAGAGACATTACAGTTTGTCACATCGACTGATACAAGCGTCACAGTCACCACCACAGGCTCAACGGCTGATCTTGCCGTTTACTCTTCCCCAAGGGTAATTGCACAGGTTCGCAATGAGACAGGGGCAACGCTTTCCAAGGGAACTGTTGTCTATATAAGTGGCGCATCAGGAAATAAGGCAACAGTCTCTAAAGCCATTGCCACAAGTGATGCCACCTCTGCACAGACATTTGGGGTGATCTTTGCCGACATCTCCAATAACAACAACGGTTATGCCATCCTTTCTGGCGACATTTCAGGCTTAGATACCTCTGCTTATAGTGCGGGGACACAGTTATATCTGAGTTCTACCACCTCTGGTGGTTACACATCTACCAAACAATATGCCCCAAATCACCTTGTCTACATTGGCGTTGTCACCCGTAGTCATGTCAACCAAGGATCGATTGAAGTCCGTATCCAAAATGGTTACGAGATGGACGAATTGCACAATGTTTCAGCGCAAACGCCTAGCAATGGAGAGGTGCTTATTTGGAACGCCACTACATCATTGTGGGAATCTCATGCGTTGACGGCAGGAACAGGCATAAGCGTCACCAATGGTGCAGGATCAATTACTGTTGCCAATACAGGTGTAACTTCTGTATCTGGAACATCTCCCGTAGCGTCTAGTGGTGGTGCTACACCAGCAATCAGCCTATCAAGTGGATATGGCGATACACAAAATCCCTATGCGTCTAAGACTGCAAACTATGTTTTAGCCGCACCTAACGGAACTGCTGGTGTTCCAACATTTAGAGCAGTTGTGGCGGCAGACATCCCGACTTTGAACCAAAACACGACAGGTTCTGCGGCTACTTTAACAACAGGTCGCACAATTTCTATTTCTGGTGATTTAACTTACACAAGTCCTAGTTTTAATGGTTCTGCTAACGTAACAGCGGCAGGAACTCTTGCAACTGTTAATGCCAATGTTGGAAGTTTTACCAATGCGTCCATCACAGTCAATGGCAAAGGGTTGATAACTGCGGCATCTAGCGGAACTGCTCCCGTTACATCAGTTACAGGCACATCACCAGTTGTGTCTAGCGGTGGGACAACACCAGCCATTTCGTTGGCATCTGGATACGGGGATACACAAAATCCTTATGCAAGCAAAACAGCCAACTATTTCTTGTCTGCACCAAATGGAACTGCTGGTGCGCCCACATTTAGGGCAATAGTTGCCGCTGACATTCCTACGTTAAATCAAAACACCACGGGAACAGCAAGCAATGTAACTGGCACAGTAGCCATAGCAAACGGAGGTTCTGGTCAGACGACCGCACAGACTGCAATGAACGCATTTGCAGGAGCAGTCACTAGCGGCTCATATTTGAGAGGTAACGGCACAAATGTCGTTATGTCTACGATTCAAGCGGGAGATGTCCCAACGCTTAACCAAAATACCACAGGTTCTGCCGCCAAATGGACAACGGCAAGAACAGAATCTTTAACAGGTGACATTACTGGTTCTACTTCTGTTGATGGTTCAGCAAATTGGTCAATAGCAACCACATTAGCAACAGTTAACAGTAATGTAGGAACATTTACAAAAATAACTGTTAATGGCAAAGGTTTGGCAACTGCGGCAAGTCAGGCAAGTTTGAGTGATTTGTCTAGCCCAACGGGTTCATTTAGTTTTAATAGCCAAAACATAACCAACTTACTTGATCCAGTTAATGCACAAGATGCGGCTACAAAGAACTATGTAGATTCGGTTGCACAAGGATTAGACGCAAAAGCATCATGTATATGTGCAACAACGGCAAATATTACATTGTCTGGAACACAAACAATAGACGGTATTGCGGTAGTTGCTGGCAACAGAGTATTAGTAAAGAATCAAACTACTGCTTCGCAAAACGGCATTTATGTAGTTGCGGCAGGGGCTTGGACTCGTTCAACAGACATGAACGCATGGACACAAGTGCCAAATGCGTTTACGTTTATTGAAACAGGCTCAACACAAGCAGATACAGGTTGGGTATGTACCGCAGATACTGGTGGAACTATTGGAACTACATCAGTAACATGGACACAGTTTAGTGGCGCAGGAACATACACCGCAGGAACTGGCTTAACGCTTACTGGAACACAATTTAGCATTACAAATGCAGGTACTGCTGGAACGTATGGTTCTGCCACACAAACACCAGTATTGACAACAAATGCACAGGGGCAAGTTACATCAGTAACAAACACGACCATAACCCCTGCCGTTGGCTCTATAACTGGTTTGGGAACTGGAATGGCAACATTCTTGGGTACGCCAACAAGTTCCAACTTAGCGGCAACAGTTACGGATGAAACAGGAAGTGGTGCATTGGTCTTTGCAACAAGCCCAACATTGGTTACGCCAATTTTAGGCACGCCACAATCAGGCAACTTTTCCACAGGCACATTTACATGGCCTACATTCAATCAAAATACTACTGGTACGGCTTCTAACGTAACAGGAACAGTAGCAATTGCCAATGGTGGTACTGGACAAACGACAAAAACTGCCGCTTACGATGCCTTAAATCCCAATACAACATTGGGAGACATTGCTTATAGAGATTCGTCAAACAATGTTCGGTTGGCTGGTAATACTACAACAACCAAGAAGTTTCTAACACAAACAGGAAATGGAACAGTCTCTGCCGCACCTGCTTGGGGAACATTAGTTGCTGGTGATGTACCAACATTAAATCAAAATACAACTGGTTCTGCGGCTACTCTTACTACGCCTCGTGCAATATATGGAAACAATTTTGATGGTTCTGCCGCACTAACCCAAATCATTGCTTCTACCTATGGTGGTACTGGTAATGGATTTACTAAGTTTAGTGGCGCAACAACCACAGAAAAGACTTACACCCTTCCAGATGCAACTTGTTCTATTCTTACTTCTAATACAGCAGTAACTATTGCACAAGGTGGCACAGGGCAAACAACAGCGTCTGCCGCCTTTAATGCGTTATCTCCAATTACATCTACTGGTGATTTGATAATTGGCAATGGTGTTAATAGTGCAACAAGGCTTGCTATCGGAACTAATGGCTATGTGTTGACATCAAATGGCACGACCGCAACATGGAGCGCAGTAACTGGTACTGGAACAGTTACATCTGTCAATGTAAGTGGTGGAACAACAGGATTAACAACATCGGGTGGGCCTGTAACCACATCTGGAACAATCACACTTGCTGGAACTTTGGCTGTTGCCAATGGTGGAACAGGACAAACTACTGCAAATGCCGCCTTCAACGCACTTGCTCCTAGTCAGTCAACAAACTCAGGTAAATACCTGACGACTGATGGAACGAACACAAGTTGGGCGACAGTCAATGCAGGTGCATCGCTAAGTAACGACACATCCACATCTAGCAATCTGTATCCGTTGTTTGCATCATCAACAACAGGAACGCCAACGACTATTTACACAAGCAATGCCAAGTATTTGTATAAGCCAAGTACGGGTGAATTGAGTGTTAATGCGCCTGTGGCGGCTAACGGCATATTTGTTAACAATGCAACCATTGGAACAAGTTATACGATTGCTAGTGGATACAACGGACACTCGGTTGGGCCTGTAACTCTGGGGTCGGGGGTGGCGGTAACTGTCGCATCGGGCCAACGTTGGTTGGTCTTATAAAGGATAAGCATGGCAGATTTAGTTCTCTCAGGAAACACATCAGGGGCTATCACTATCAGCGCACCCTCGGTAGCGGGTACTAACACGATTACTTTGCCAGCGGGTACAGGAACTGTTGCAGTTCAAGGTGTATCAACAAATATTGTTTCTGGTACAGCGCAAAACTCTACTAGTGGCACAAGTATTGACTTTACTAGTATCCCGTCTTGGGTGAAGCGTATTACGGTGATGTTTCAAGGGGTTTCTACAAATGGAACTTCAAATTATTTAATTCAAATTGGTGCTGGTTCTGTTACAACAACAGGATATTTAGGCTCTGCGGGCGTAACTAATGTAGGAAGCAGTACCACAACATTTACTACTGGCTTTGGCATATACAACAATAATGGGGCTTCAAACGTAGTTCATGGAAGTATGACTATTACATTACTCGGTTCAAATAATTGGGCTTCAAGTAGTGTATTTAGTTGCTCGGGTGCCACTCCTGGCACGATGCCTGGCGCAGGTTCTTTGGCTTTGGGTGGAACTCTTGACCGTGTCCGCATTACCACAGTAAACGGCACAGACACATTTGACGCTGGCTCAATCAACATTCTTTATGAGTAATTAACATGAGCATCACATTAGATGGAACACTAGGAATCACCGCACCTACCTATGGTGGATCGGTAACGGCTGAATATCATGTACCAGTAACAACATTTAAAAACCGCATTATAAATTCTGGATTTGCAATAGATCAACGTAATGCTGGTGCTAGTCAAACAATTACTTCTGGTGCGGCTCTAGCATATACAGTTGATCGATGGTACGCATGGACAACAGGCGCAAACGGAACTACGCAACGGGTTGCTGGAACTGCCCCAAGTCAATATGGACTGAAGTTTACAGGCGCAACAAGCAATACATTATGTGGAATTGCTCAAAGGATAGAACAGTTAAATAGTTATGACTTGGCATCAGATGCCATTACTATTTCTGTATACATGACCGCATCTACAAACACAACAATTACTGCGGTGTTAAACGGGCCAAGTTCTACGGCAGATACTTTTGGAACTATTGCATCGCCTACTGTTACGCAAATTGCAACTACCACATTCTCTGTAACAACGACTAGAACATTGTTTACATGGACTGTTTCTGCGGCATCTATGAGTGGATTCAATAAAGGATTGGAATTGATATTTAAAGCCGCATCTGGACTAGGAAATGCAGTAACTTGGACTGTTGAATCGGTACAACTAGAAAAAGGCTCAACAGCGACAAGTTTTGATTACAGACCTTATGGGACTGAATTACAACTTGCACAGAGGTATTTTGAAACTTCATTTAATGTAGGAACAGCCGTAGCAAATAATTCTTCAGCAATGAATATTGGTGGCTTGACTGCATTTGCTGTTGACTATGCTCAAACTCCAACAATTAGTTTTAATGTAAGCAAGAGGGCGGCTCCAACAATTGCCGCATACTCATCTAGTCGCAGTGGGAATGTTGCGGGTACATGGATGTATCGCACAACAGGTGGAACTTGGACTGCTGTAACAAGTACTTCGGCTTATGGTGCTACGACCCAAGGATTTGTAATGGGCGTTAATCTTGCTTCACCATTTACCTCTGGAACAAGTTACTTAGTAGAAGGTAATTGGACTGCTAGTTCGGAGTTATAAAATGTATAAATTATTTAAAAATCCAGTCGTTGAGTCTGTTACTGCTGTGATTCGTCTATCAGACAATGCCACCATCCCATTTGACCCCGCTAATGTTGACTATCAAGCCTATCTAGCATGGCTTGCTGAAGGCAACACACCTCAACCCGCAGAGGAACAACAATGAGTACCATAAGCGCAGGAACAACCTCTACCACCACATTAATCCATAGTGGTGACACGACAGGCTCACTTGTTTTCAAGACAAATGACACGGGTTCTGGCGGTACAACTGCTATGACTATTGATACCTCACAAGGGGTTGCATTTGCTAAAGGATTTACAGTAGGTTCTACGGCATTTCCAACATTTAGTGCTTATCTTGGAAGCAATCAAACTGTTACTGCTGGTGTAGCAACAAAAATTCAACTTAACACAGAAGATTTTGATACTGCATCATGTTTTGATAACGCTACAAATTACCGTTTTACGCCTAATGTTGCTGGTTATTATCAATTAAATTTAAATGCTAACGCATATAACTCTGTAACTGGTTTAACGGATATAAATTTGTATGTCTATAAAAATGGCTCTGCTTATGCTTTGTCTCAATCGCAAGGCGAAAACGGGTCTTTATATAGACCTAAAGCATTAGCAATTGTTGTGTATGCAAACGGCTCAACTGATTATTTTGAGGCTTATATGACTTTAAATGGGACGGGAGGCACATATTCGATTGTTGGCTCTTCAAGTAGACAAACAATGTTTTCTGGTGTTATGGTGAGGTCAGCATGACGTTATACGACAAAATCAAACAACTTTACCCAAGCCTTGAGGATAAAGATTTTTATCCAGAAGGAACAATTGCTCTTCAAAACGACTCTGATGGCAAGGGCGATTACATAGCCAAATGGGAACATCCAACGCTACAACGCCCAACAGAGGAGCAGTTGGCATGAATCCCGAACTCCAAAGGTATTATGAAAGCCGTTTCTCAATGATGGCAACGGACGGGTGGAAGGATTTGATGGAGGATATTGACAACATGATGGAATCGTTGAACAATATTAGTACAATCCCTGATGAAAAAAGCCTACAATTCAAAAAAGGCGAACTTTCCATACTTGTTTGGCTAAAAACCTTGAGAGAGGTCAGTAAACGGGCTTATGAGGAATTAAATGAAAAGAATGTATGAATTTGTCTGCATTTGTGGACAACGCACGGAGAAATTG